GCTAAGGCGCATAGGTCATAGCCCCGAGGGGTGTCCTCAGGGTTCTCTGTTTAATTGGAAGTTTCAGTATAGCCTACTCTGCCATGCGTTGCAACACATCGAACTTCGCCAGTTCTAAAGCGGCGATTAACGACATGGTGTCAGTCAGATTTGTAGAGTAGCGATGGTAATCATCACCAATCTTTACAAGCACCATGAGATTGGATGCGTCCTCGTTCTCCTGTACTGTGTTGATGATTGCCTCAAGTAATGCGAGGGCTTCGGTGTTACGTGGTGTACGTTTGATTTCAGCGATAGTCATGTGTTTTTTCCTTCAATCTTTTTTCCGTTGCTCTCACCACATCAACCCAATAGTAAAGGTCGGGCAGGTTGAATTTAAGTTCGTTGATGTCTTGTTCAGACAAACCAACCCATGTGTGTTGTGCCAAGGCTTCTTTGATGGCGGTGATGGCTTTTAATGTTGATTGAGAAGGGTAGTGTGTCTGCGCTTCTTCTAGTTCCAAAGCCTCAAGCGCCAGCCTCAATACTTCTTGTGTCATCAGGTTTCTCCGTAGTTGTTTGCAGTACCCGCTTCACATGCAACTGGCAACGTGCTTGCCCAGCTTGGNGGGGTAGACATGATCTCGACAATAAGTTTCTCTGCGTGTTGCGCTTGTTCTTCAGGGGCAGTGATGATGATCTCATCGTGGACTTGGAAAGCCACGTGGTAGTGGCGACCAATGGCAGTCATCTGTTCAGACACAACGATACGAGCGAGTGCTTGAATCAGGTTCTCTGTGACCTTGCCACCATAGATGCGAGTCCAACTTACATCATCTGTTGTGCCAGTAGTCACACGATCTCTGAGTGCCTTGCGGTAGGTACGTGCATCAGCGATGTATTCAAACCCGCTGTTGGTTTGCCGTAGTGCAGGGTATTTAATCTGCAACTTGTTGGGGAGTGTGATGCCTGTGTTGTCATAGCTAACCAGAGGATGTATGTTGCCACTACCGCCTTGGGTCATGCCAGTCAGTGCGTGTCCACACCTCTGCCATAGTGCCACAATCTTGTGGTTCTTCTGTCGGTAGAGTCGGACAATACGATCAGCTTCGTTAAGGTCGATCACTACGTTCACACCACCTTGCCCTATCTCAAGGGTACGTCTGAACTTCTCTGCGCCCATGCCGTAGCCAAGACCAAGGATACAGGTCTTACCTACGAACCGTTCTATCTTGTCCCCCTTGGTAATCTTGCGTCCATACACATCGGATGCGAACTCACTATATACATCCCGCCCCTCAGCAAACGCTTGGACTAACTCATCCTGTCCTGCAATCCACGCAACCATGCGGGCCTCAATCTGTGACGAATCACACGCCACAAGAACTTGTCCCTTGGGTGCTCGTAGTGCACGCCTGATCTTGTTGTTCCCACGTGCAGGTAGGTTCTGCAAGTTCAGCTTATCGCCACCGCTGAATCGCCCTGTGTGTGCACCATAATAGTTGAGCATGATGGGCAAGCACCCACGTTGAGCGACACCCAGCAGGGCTTCGGTTCGGGTTTCTTCGATGGTTGATTTGACCCCTAAGCGAGCGGCTACTGCGTTCTGCACACGCTCATCAGGATGTTCCAGTAAGTCGGTGAACGCTTTGTCCGTCTTGCTAAATGCCCATGCCTGTTTGCCTGTACGTGCGCTGACCTTAATCGGGGGTTCGATGCCAAGGTTAATAAGATACTTGGAGAATATCTCGTTACTCATTAGCGTCTTGGTCAACACTTCTTTGGTGACACCAGTCAACCCCATGTCTAAGATCAGTCCATCCTTTCGGGCAATTACTTCCTCAAGATGTTCACGTAAGAGAAGCACATCCAACTCGATGGTCGGCTCGGTGTACATGCGTAGCGTTTGGTCGATGACCAGCAACTCGCTGACAGGGAAACCTTTCTTCATCTTGTTGAACAGAGCGTAGGTCAACTCCACATCGTTCTTGCAGTACTCTCCGTATCGTGCAAGTTCTTCGGGTGTGAAGTCTGCCTTGCGTTTACCCAATGCTTGGACAACCTCATCACCCTTCTTGCCTAGTCCGTAGTAGGTAGTGAGTGCGGCAAGGCTTCCCCCTACTGTGAGATTGTGCAAGGGTCTTGCTATGCTGAGTGTGTCAAGCCATAGCCTAGGCTTGATGCCAAAGTGCCACGATAGGATTGCCCCATCGAAAGCAGTATGGTGACAGAGGATTGCCTTGTTGCGGTAGTCAAGACTGTTGAGGAATTTCCCCACGTTGTCTCCGCTATACCAGTCTGTGGGGTAGTCGTTTACCTTCACGCCTACACCGATGACCTCAAAGTCAGGGCTACGTACGTATGCTTCCGTGGTCATCTTAGACAGGGAGTACTCCTTGTCGTAGTAGGTTTCAAAGTCAATCGTTACTATGTCCATGTCACCCTCAATTATTTTTTATAAACACAAACATAAATGCAATTAGTGCTAGGGCTAGTAGAAGTCCTATACCTACAAGTATGCCCCCATAAAACGATAGGCTACACATCCTTTCTTACCTCAACAAGTTTGTCGATGTAGTGCCGTGCCTTCTTGATGTCGTCAATGCCACCCTTAACATCGCATCGTGCAAGATACTTAATAGCATTGCCACGTAAGAAACCTGCAAACTGTTCGGGTGTCATCCATGATTCCATTGCTACCCAAGGTTGCACGGCCATGTTCTTGTAGTGTGAACCACCAACTTGTTGTAGGTTGGGAGTCTGCGTTACCGCGTCGGTCGTGACTTGCGGATTGGCTACATCACCTAGCATAGAACCACTGAGCACACGTTTACGTATGCCGTACACCTGAGGCATGTGCATAGTAAACTTAGCACCAACATCTTTCGGTACTGCATTGGGGTGCTTTAAAAAATACTCTGCTACTTTCGCTGATTTACTTTTCATTTCACTTTCCTAGGTTTTGCACTCTTGTGCGTTGATAAAGGTTTTCTCATACGCTTGGATGGGATACCCATGCGTCTTGCTATGGTGCTTACCATGTTGGGGCTTAGGTTGAAGTCGATAGAGATAGTCAGGTGTTTCTCCCCCGCTTTCAAACGCTCTGCAATTTTGAAGTTGCGCAGGGTTAATCCTCTGCGCTTGACCACAGACTTGGAATGGGGTTGCATATGTTTGCTGATCGTGCCCCATAGGGCATCGTCTATTTCGTATGTGTTGAAGCGGAGTTCGCATCGTTGACAGTCTCTCGTTCGTCTACTCACAGATTGGTCAAACAGAGAGCGGGTTTCCCGCACCTCTGTATTACCACCACAATTAGGACACTTCACTCTGCGCTTTCTCTCGCTCTATGGATTTGTATATCGCACCATACTCATCCTCGTCATCACCGAACACACCGAATTTACGGCGTAGTTGTACGCTTAGTTCAGCACATACACTATCAGCCGCTTGTAGCGTTGTTTTTTTATTAATGGTGTAATAGTAATCCCCCGTCACGCTCTGAACAAAACCTTGTAGCAACTCTGTTGGGTGTTGGTTATTTTTAATTGAATTAAACAACAAGTCAATCCATTTTTCATTAGACCAGTCGGGTTGAACCCAGTCGTATCTAGTCTTAGTAAGTTGGCGTTCTGATACAACATCTCGGCAGATGGTATCCAACACACCTAGCTTGGCACGTACCTTTAACCCCCGCTTGAACACACGCAAGGCTCGTAACCAATCACTACGTTTAGCAGGAATAACTTGTGCTTCAGTAGTTGGCTTGGCATTCATGCACTCACCAGTATCAAGATTGAATTTGATGCCGTTGAATACTTCGATACCCTCAGCCTTCATGGCTTCTCGCCATTGTTCCCACCGATGCGTACCACCATAATGGTTTATTCTCTTGGTGTGTATTACACGATGGCGACCAGTAGCTACCCTCTCCCATCCGATAGGTATCGCTCGGGCTAGTGCTTGGCTTAGTGTGATGGAATAGTTCTTTGCTTGAGCACTCGTCATGGTAAACGTCAACGTGTTGTCAGGTGCAAAGACACAGATAGTCTTGTTGTCCATGCGCAGTTCAAAGTTC